AGGATGCACAGCTTCTTTCATGGGATGATGTTCAAGGAAATCAGTCATTTGGTGCAATCCTGAATCAGGACTTTGTTGATATTTCATTTGATACTGATGAACTGTCACAGAAGTTTTGGGACATGGCAGAAAAGAACAATTGGAATTGTTTGATTCTTGAAAATCCTGAAAATGGACACATTCACAGTTATTGGAAGGACACAGAACACAGGATTGAAAAGGGTGGAAAGGATAAAAAACTTGCAGTTGGATTGATTGCAGATATTCATTCAGGTTCAACATACATACCACTAAGGGTCAATGGTGTTGATAGATTTCCACCATCCTTTGAACCTGATGACATTGATGAAGTTCCTGATGAACTGCTTCCTGTGAACACAACCATCAATCTTGCAGACTTGCAGGAAGGTGATGGAAGGAATGATGAATTGTTCAAATACATCCTGATTCTTCAGTCACAGCTTATGTTGGACAGAGAACCAATAAGAAGGGTGTTGGATAATATCAATCACTTTATCTTTCAGGATGCGTTGTCAGAAGAAGAAATGGATGTCATCACAAGGGATGATGCATTTGCAAAACCAATTTTCTACAAAGGAAAAACATTCTTGCACAATGCTTTTGGTCAGTACATGAAGAATGAATATCACATCAAAAGGATTCAGGGACAGCTTCATGTGTATGATGGTGGGATTTATAAATCAGGTTACAGATTCATTGAATCCAAGATGGTTGAATTGATTCCAACACTGAAAGCAAATCACAGAGTGGAAACCTTGAAGTATTTGGAAATCATCACACCTGAAGAAACACAGGTTGCAGATGCAAATCTAATTGCATTCAGGAATGGTCTTTATGACTTAGCAACAGATGAACTTCTTCCATTCAGTCCTGACCATGTTATTACAAACATGATTCCTTGGGATTATAACCCTGAAGCATACAGTGAATTGTGTGATAAGACCTTGAACAAAATATCATGTCAGGATGATGAAATCAGAGCGTTACTTGAAGAATGTATTGGATATTGCTTCTTCAGACAAAATGAATTATCAAAATCATTCTTCCTGACAGGTTCAGGGTCAAATGGTAAATCAACATTTTTGGATATGGTGAAGAATGTGCTTGGAAGACCAAACTATGTATCACTTGATATGGATGAACTTGGTGAACGATTCAGCACAACAACCATGTTTGGAAAACTTGCAAACATTGGTGATGATATCAGTGATGAATTCCTGCAAGGAAAGGTGATTGCACAGTTCAAGAAGATTGTCAGTGGAAATGATATCAAGGCAGAAAACAAAGGTCAGGATGCATATTTCTTCAAACCAACAGTCAAGCTGTTATTCAGTGCAAATGAGATTCCAAGAATGAGAAACAAAGGATTTGAAGCAATCAAAAGAAGACTTGTCATCATTCCATTCAATGCTAAATTTAGCAAGAATGATGATGACTTTGATGCAGGAATCACTTGGAAGCTGAAGAAACAGGATGTTGCAGAATACCTGATAAAACTTGGTATTGAAGGATTGAAAAGAGTTCTGACAAATCAGGGATTCACAGAATCACAGAAGGTCAAGGATGAAGTTGACAACTTTGAAAAAGACAACAATCCAATTCTTCTATTCTTGGAAGAAGTGGAAGAAGATGAAATTCTAAACCATGAAACCAAAGAAGTATTTGCAAGGTATGACACATTTTGCAATGAAAATGGATTCACAAGAATTGCAATGCAGACTTTCACTAAGGAAATTAAAAAACACCTTGGATGTGATAGGAAGGATGTCAGGTTGAATGGTAAGAAAGCAATAATTTTTATTAAGTAGAAAGGATGATGGATGATGGAATTATATGAAGAAACAGATGGTCAGTTATCATTTGCAGAAGATGTTGTCAATCATCCATCCCACTATTGTCAGGATGGTGGAATGGAATGTATTGATGAAATGATAGCAATCTTTGGGAAAACAGCAGTCAAGCACTTTTGCCTGTTGAATGTATGGAAGTACAGAAAAAGGGCAGTGTTCAAGAATGGTGCTGAAGATATGAAGAAAGCTGATTGGTACATGAAGAAGTATGTAGAACTTGGTGGAAAGGCGGTGAACTGTTGATGAATTATCATAACATTACAAAAGATGACATGAATAATGGTGATGGTTTGCGTGTAGTTCTTTGGGTGGCAGGATGCAGTCATCATTGCAAGGGTTGTCAAAATCCTGTGACATGGAATCCTGATGATGGTATTGAATTTGATATCAGAGCAAAGAAGGAAATCTTCAAGGAACTGAAAAAGAAGCACATTGCAGGAATTACATTCAGCGGTGGTGACCCTTTATTTTCAACCAACAAAGGAACAGTTTTCTGTCTGTGTCAGGAAATCAAAAAGAAGTTTCCAACTAAGACTATTTGGATTTACACAGGATATGATTGGGAAACCATCATGAATAACAAATATATGAAAGCAGTGATGAAATATGTTGATGTTCTTGTGGATGGTGAATTCATTGAAGAATTGAAAGATGTCAATTATCCTTGGGCAGGTTCTACCAATCAAAGGGTGATTGATGTTCAGAAATCACTGAAGGAAGGAAAGGTGATTCTGCATGAAAGTAATTAAGAAAGATGGAACACATGAAGGTTATGACTTCATGAAGATAAAGAATGCAGTCACAAAATCTGCAAAAAGGGTCATGATTGACCTTGATGATGAAGCATTTGACAGACTGAAGGATATTGTTGAATTAAGACTGTCATTGCTGAACACAGAACTGATTCCAATTGCAGACATGCACAATGTTGTGGAAGAATCATTGGAACAGTTTGACCCAAGAATTGCAAAGTCATATAAAGACTATCGCAACTATAAAAAAGACTTTGTTCACATGATGGATAAGGTATATCAGAAATCACAATCTATCAGATTCATTGGTGACAAAGAGAATGCAAACACTGACAGCACATTGGTAGCAACTAAAAGATGCTTGATATTCAATGACCTGAATAAAAGACTGTACAGAAAATTCTTTATGACACAGGAAGAACTTCAAGCATGTAAGGATGGTTACATATATGTACATGACCAATCAGCAAGGTTGGACACAATGAACTGTTGTTTGTGTGATGTTGGTTCAGTCATGAAGGGTGGTTTTGAAATGGGGAATATTTGGTATAACGAACCAAAGACCCTTGATACTGCTTTTGATGTACTTGGTGACATCATTCTTTCAACAGCTTCACAGCAGTATGGTGGATTCACTGTTCCTGAAGTGGACAAGATTCTTTCACCTTATGCGGTGAAATCATTCAAGAAATATGTTGATGAATACTATCAGATGATATCAGCATATTCAGAACTTGATTCAGATGATGTATCAAAGAATGTAAACACCTATGCAATGCAAAAGGTCAAAAGAGATTTTGAACAGGGATTCCAAGGAATAGAAATGAAGCTGAACACAGTTGGTTCAAGCAGGGGTGATTATCCATTCATCACAATGACATTTGGTCTTGCAACAGATGAATTTGGAAAGATGGCATCCATCACATTCCTTGAAGTTCATGCAAAGGGGCAGGGCAAGGAAGGAAACAAAAAGCCTGTGTTATTCCCTAAGTTGGTATTTTTGTATGATGAAAATCTGCATGGTGAAGGATGCATCAATGAAGATGTCTTTGAAGCAGGGATTGAATGCAGTTCCAAAACAATGTATCCTGATTGGTTATCACTGACAGGTGAAGGATATGTTGCTTCCATGTATAAGAAATATGGAAGGGTGGTTTCCCCTATGGGATGCAGGGCATTCTTATCACCTTGGTATGAAAAAGGTGGAATGCATCCTGCTGATGAATCAGACAAACCTGTGTTTGTTGGAAGATTCAACATTGGTGCAGTTAGTCTTCATCTTCCAATGATTCTTGCAAAATCAAGACAGGAAAGCAAAGACTTCTATGAAGTGCTTGATTATTATCTGAACATGATTAGAAAGATTCATCAAAGGACATATGACTATCTTGGTGAAATGAAAGCATCAACAAACCCAATTCAATATTGTGAAGGTGGTTTCTATGGTGGACACCTAAAACCAACAGACAAAATCAAACCATTGCTGAAACCAATGACTGCATCCTTTGGAATCACAGCATTGAATGAACTTCAGGAACTTTACAATGGGAAATCCCTTGTGGAAGATGGACAGTTTGCATTGGATGTTCTGAAGTATATCAATGACAAGGTGAATGAATTCAAGGAAGAAGATGGTTGGTTATATGCAATCTATGGAACACCTGCTGAATCACTTTGTGGTCTTCAGATTGAACAGTTCAGAAAAATGTATGGTGTGATTGAAAATGTATCTGACAGACCTTATGTGTCAAACAGCTTCCATTGTCATGTGACTGAAGACATCACACCAATTCAGAAGCAGGATTTGGAAGGTAGATTTTGGGATTTATGCAATGGTGGGAAAATCCAATATGTAAGATATCCGATTGACTACAACAAAGATGCAATCAGGACATTAGTCAGAAGGGCAATGGATAAAGGATTCTATGAAGGTGTGAACTTATCACTTGCATATTGTGATGATTGTGGACATCAGGAACTTGAAATGGATGTGTGTCCTGTGTGTGGTTCAACGAACCTGACAAAGATTGACAGAATGAATGGATATCTTTCTTATAGCAGGGTACATGGTGATACAAGATTGAACAGTGCAAAGATGGCAGAGATTAAAGAAAGGAAATCAATGTAATGAAGTGTGATGGATGTTTTGGTGCTTCATTTGATGATTGTAAAAGGTGTAAGAAAATGACAGGAAAAGAATATCAGAAATTAGCAATGAGAACATGCAGTATTCCATATGACAATAAAGAAGGAAGATTGCATCATGCAGTGTTTGGACTTACTTCAGAAGCAGGTGAAGTTGCAGGAATTCTTCAGAAGGTATATCAGGGACATGAATTTGACAAAGAGCATATCAAGAAAGAACTTGGTGACTGTCTTTGGATGATTGCTGAAGCATGTGAAGCACTTGACCTTGATATGGATGATGTAATGCAGACAAATATTGACAAGCTGAAAGCAAGATATCCTGAAGGATTCAGTGCTGACAGGTCACTTCACAGAAAAGAAGGTGATATTTAATGTTCTTAAAATTAGCACTTATCTTCATTATTTGGGGAATTTATGGTGATTTAGAAAAGAAAAATGATGAAACTTCTTCATTTTGTATGGTTTTATTGACATTTTTAATAATTTTTAGTTAGGCGGTGAATTGATGTTAAGATGTGAAATTTTGGATGTGCAGGGTTTTGACCCTGCTATCCATGGAATGAGAAACCCAAAGAACAGTTGGGATAAGTCAGACAGTTATGATGCAGTTGATTGTGGTAAATGTGGACTGATTGAAGAAAAGGGTGTCTGCAACAAAGAAGACAGACTTGGAAGATGTGACAACTTCAGATGTTATGCAGTCGGTGATAATGACCTGAAGCTGATGAAAACATTATTCAATGCAGGAACAGAACACAGAAAATATGACAGAATGATTCAGGTATGGATGGATATTGAAGCACCTTTGTATTGGTGGAAGGAATTTGACACATACAAGATTGGAACTGTTGCAAATAGTTGTTCTACCATGCATAAGATTCACAGTAGGGATTTGACCTTGAATGACTTCAGCACTGAACATCTTTCCAAGACTAACCTGATTGTGGTGGACATGGTCATTGATGCAATCAATAATGCAAGACAGGATTTCCTTCAGAATCATGACAAAATTGATTGGTGGCAGATGATTCAACTTCTTCCATCATCATACAATCAGAAGCGAACAGTGATGATGAATTATGAAGTGATTGCAAGAATCATTGAACAAAGGTCACATCATAAGTTGGATGAATGGCATCAGCTTGTTGATGTTCTTAGTGGTCTTCCTTACATGAAGGAATTGATTGAATAAACTGTTCTTGGTTGTTCTTGGTGCTTAGAATTTTGACACCACCAAGAACATCACACAGCAGTGGTTGAAGGGTGTGCAAGAACAACAAAGAACACTAGCAAGAACAGCAAAAAGCCTTTATTTATAAGGGTTTCAAGACTTTTGTTCTTGGTGTTCTTGGTGTTCTTGGTACTTTTCACTTTTAAATAAAAATAGTAATTTTATCAATATTCACTATGTATTTATATGATTTTAGGTGAAAAAAAAATAAATATATAGTAGTAGTGTTTTAGCAAGAACACCAAGAACACAAAAGACAGGCGGTGATGAAAATTGATTCTTGATGATATTAGAGAACTGAAGCAGGACATTGATGAATTGCAAATGAAGATTGATTCATTTGGAACAGTTGGTGCAATCAGATATGACAAGGAATGTGTTCAGACAAGTCCATCAGGTGATTCACTTGAAAAGTCGGTCATCAGGTTGATTGAAGATAAGGAAAACCTTGAACACATGAAGAAAGAACATAAAACAATGTGTGCAAATGTCAACCTTTCTTATTATACAGACAGACAGAAGGAATTCATCAATTTGTATTATTTCCAAGCATATTCAATCAGGCAGTGCAGTCATATCATGAATATCAAAAAATCTGCACTTTGTAGAATAAAATGCAGGATAAATTCAGCATAAACTATTGCATGTAAACTGAATTTATGCTATTATTATATAGTAGAATACTATATAAAAGGACAAGTGAAAGACACCACCCTGAAAAGGGCAGGTGTCTTTTTGAATTGGCAAAATAGAAAGGAAGGGGGTGTCAGGACATGGGATGACAGCAAGACAGGAAAGATTTTGTCAAGAATTCATTGCATCAGGAAATGCAACACAGTCTGCTATCAAAGCAGGGTATTCTGATAAGAATGCTAAAACACAGGGTGCAAGATTGCTGATGTTGGATGAAGTAAAACAGAGAATCAAAGAACTTCAGACAGAAGTCAAGAATGATAAGATTCTTGATGCTATTCAGATGCAGGAAGTCCTGACATCAATCATTCTAAAGGAATCTGAAGAAGAAGTGATTGTTGTTGAAGGATGTGGTGATGGTATTTCTGAAGCAGTCACCAAGACAAAAACAGCATCTAATCAGGACAGAATCAGAGCAATTCAGCTTCTTGCAAGAATGCAGGGGGCATTAGATAACACAGCAACAGTGAATGTTGTCCTTCCTGTGTTTGGGGGTGAAGATGACCTTGAAGAATAAACACAGGAATAATGGAAAAGGAAAGGGCAACAGAAAAGCACAGCTAAAAAGAAGACGTAAAAGACAGAAGAATCAAGTCCCAAAGACTAAGAATTCTTATTGGTGCATTGATGGAAATTTCACCAATCATCCTGTTGCTTACTGCACACATTATCATGGTGTATTGACACAGGGATTGATGGATGTACATAAATGCAAGGAACATGGATGTTTCAGGTTAAGGGAAGGTGATAAATTTGAATAAGAAATATTATCATCTGCCTGACATTGTTGGAAAAGGATATAAACGATTTTGGAACTTCAAAGGAAGATACAGAGTTGTGAAAGGAAGTCGTGCTTCCAAGAAATCCAAAACAACAGCACTTTGGTACATTTACAACCTGATGAAATATCCTGAATCAAATCTGTTGGTCATCAGAAAGACCTTCAGAACATTGAAAGATTCTTGTTATGCTGATTTGAAATGGGCATGTCATAGATTTGGTGTTGACCATTTATGGCAGTTCACATTGTCACCTTTGGAAGCAACATATCTTCCAACAGGTCAAAAGATATATTTCAGGGGATTGGATGACCCTTTGAAAGTCACATCCATTGCAGTTGATAAAGGCTGTCTGTGTTGGATGTGGATTGAAGAAGCATATGAAATCATGTCTGAAGCTGATTTTGATATGTTGGATGAATCAATCAGGGGTGAATGTCCTGATGGACTATGGAAGCAGATAACACTGACCTTCAACCCTTGGAATGAACATCATTGGATGAAGAAACGATTCTTTGACAATCCTGACCCTGATACACTTGCATTGACTACCAACTATTTATGCAATGAATGGTTGGACAAAGCAGACTTGCAGGTGTTTGAAAGGATGAAAAAGAACAATCCAAGAAGATATGCAGTAGCAGGTCTTGGTGGATGGGGAATTGTTGATGGTCTTGTGTATGAGAATTGGAAAGAACAGGCATTCACACTTGATGATGTAAGGAATTGCAAAACAAGATGTGGTCTTGACTTTGGTTATACAAATGACCCTTCAGCATCACCAATCATGTTTCTTGATTTGGAAAACAAAAAATTGTATGTGTGGGATGAACTTTATAAAACAGGTTTATCCAATAAGAAAATATATGAAGAACTGTCATCAATGGGATATGGAAAAGAGAAATTCACAGGTGATTCTGCTGAACCAAAGTCCATTGATGAATTGAAATCCCTTGGACTAAGAATCAAGGGGGCAAAGAAAGGAAAAGACAGCATCAACAATGGAATCCAATGGATTCAAGACCTTGAAATTATTGTTCATCCAAGATGTGTCAATTTCCTGACAGAAATATCCAACTATACATGGGATAAAGATAAATTTGGAAACAAACTGAACAGACCAATTGATGATTTTAACCATTTAATGGATGCAATGCGTTATGGATTGGAAGATGACATCATTGGAAATGCTTGGTTGTATTAGAAAGGTAGGTGAAGAAATGTGTTAAAGGAAGATGAAATTCTGAAGTTTATTCAGGAAGACAAGGTGTCAACAAAGAAGAACCTTGCTTCCATTGGTCAAAAATACTATGATGCAGACCATGACATCATGCATTATAGAATGTTTTATTTCAATGCTGATGGAAAATTGGTGGAAGACACAACAAGAAGCAATGTCAAGATTTCACATCCATTCTTCACTGAATTGGTTGACCAAGCAGTGCAGTATATGTTGTCAGGTGAAAATGGAATCATTCATTCTGATATTCCTGAACTTCAGTCAAGATTGGATGAATATTTTGATGATGACTTCATCTGTGAATTGAATGATGTCCTGACAGGTACAATGGCAAAGGGATTTGAATACATGTATGCTTATATGAACAAAGATGGTAAGTTGTCATTTGAATGTGCAGATTCACTTGGTGTTGTGGAAGTCAGAGAAAAAGACACAGATGATGGTTGTGCATATGTCATCTATTGGTATGTGGACAAACTGACAAAGGAAAATAAGGTCATCAAAAGAATTCAGGTATGGGATGAAAATCAGACAACATTCTATGTGCAGGAAGAAGAAGGAAAGCTGATTCTTGATGAATCAGAACCAATCAATCCAAGACCACATGTGATTTATAAGAAAGATGGTGATGAATCCATCTATTATGAAAACTTTGGTTTTATTCCATTCTTCAGATTGGACAATAACAAGAAACAGTGGTCAGGACTAAAACCAATCAAGGATTTGATTGATGACTATGACATCATGTCATGTGGTCTTTCAAATAATCTTGCTGATTTTGATTATCCATTGCATGTTGTCAAAGGATTCCAAGGTGACAATCTTGATGAACTTCAGCAGAACTTGAAGACCAAGAAAATGATTGGTGTTGATTCTGATGGTGGTGTGGAAGTCCACACAATAGACATTCCATATCAGGCAAGACAGGCAAAGATGCAGGAAGATGAAAAGAATATCTACAGATTTGGAATGGGATTCAATTCTGCACAGCTTGGTGATGGTAATGTGACCAATGTTGTTATCAAATCAAGATATGCACTTCTTGATTTGAAGTGTAATAAGTTGGAAATCAGAATGAAGCAGTTCCTGAAGAAGATTGTGAAGGTTGTCATTGGTGAAATCAACAGAATTGATGGAACTGACTATCAGGTCACAGATGTTTGGTTTGACTTTGAAAGGGAAGTCATGACCAATGCACAGGATAATGCACAGATTGAATTGACTGATGCACAAAAACAGCAGACACAAATCAATACAATCCTGTCACTTCAGGGTGTTCTTGATGATGAAACAATCATTCAGACTATCTGTGAAATCCTTGATATTGATTATGAAGATATCAAAGACAAACTTCCTGAAGATGAAGAACAGGATAATCAGCTTGCACAATCCACCTTGGAAGGGATTGTTCCTGAAGAAGGTGGTGAAGACATAGATGAATAAGACTGAAAAACAGATTGCTAAATATCAGCTTCAGCAGGAACAAAAGACATTGCGTGAATTGAAACAGGTATATGCACAGGCATCAAAAGACCTGCAAAAATCAATCAATGACCTGAATCTTAGAACTGATATGCAGAATCTTCAGTCTATCATCTATCAGGTCAAGTATCAGGAAGCAATGAAGAAACAGATTGATGGTATTCTTGATAAGCTGAACAAAGGGTCTTATCAGACCATCAATGAATATCTTCAGGATGCTTATAACAATGGATATATTGGAAACATGTATTCTTTGCAGAAACAGGGAATTCCAATCACAGTTCCAATTGACCAAAAGAAGGTGCTGACTGCACTTCAGACTGATTCAAAGCTGTCTTCCAAGTATCATTCAGGTGATATCTTGAAAGGAAGACTTGCTGAAGATGTCAAAAAGCTGAAAGTGACCATCAGGGCAGAGTTATCAAGGGGAATTGCGAATGGTGAAACATGGCAACAGGTAGCATATAAGATTGCACTTGGTATGAATAACCCAATGTCAAAAGCCTTGAATATGGCAATGAGGATTGCAAGAACTGAAGGTCACAGAGTGAATCAGCAAGGATTCCTTGATGCAGGTACTGAAGCAAAGAAAAAGGGTGCTGACATTGTAAAACAATGGGATGCAACACTTGATTCAGTCACAAGACCTTGGCATCAGGAAGCAGATGGTCAAATCAGGGAATGGGATGACTTTTTTGAAGTTGGCGGTGAAAAGATGAAAGCACCATCAATTGGTGGTTCTGCAAGGAATGTCTGCAATTGCAGATGTCAGCTTCTTCAAAGGGCAAAATGGGCATTGGATGAAGCTGAACTGAAAACCCTTCAGGACAGAGCATCATTCTTTGGATTGGACAAGTCAAAGTCATTTGAAGACTTCAAACAGAAGTATTTGAAGTTACCAAAGAATGCTGATACAATGAAATTGAAAGATGTTCTTAATGTGCCTGTTAAATCTTCAGATGCACATTATGATGCATTATTGACTAAACTAAATGAAATGAAGGTTACATATAACCCTGTAAAAAATCATACAAAGCAGTTATCTAATGAAGAAATCATCAATCTTCTTTCAGGTGGTGACAATACATCAGGTTCATGTGCATCTGTTGGTCTTGCTTATATTGGACAGAAACAAGGATGGGATGTTCTTGATTTTAGGGGTAATAAAAGCAGGGAATTCTTTTCAAATGGACTTAATTTATTTGGTTTGTCAAAAGCAAATGGAATGAAAGCCTTAAAAGCAGATGGAAAATGTTCACTAACTGTTGGAAACAGGCTTTTGAAACAAGTGGAAACAGGCAAAGAATATTATTTATGTGTTGGAAGACATGCTTCTATTGTAAGAAAAACAGAAGATGGAACACTTCAATATTTAGAATTACAATCAGCATATAATAGTGGTTGGACAGATTTCAATGGAAATCCTAAAAGCACACTTCATGACAGGTTTGGTTGTACTTCCACATCAGATTATGGAACATCATCAACTTATGATTTCATGATTGATATTGAAGAAAGTGATTTTTCAACAGATGATTTCAAATCTTTGCTTGGTTACATTAACACATCTGATTCAGAACAGAAGAAGGGAAAATATGGAACAATCAAGTAAATGGTATAAGAACAACCCTGATGACAAGATATGGTGGTTGGACAATCCTGAAGTAAAAGGTGAATGGGTGTTTTCTTTTGATAAGAAGACTGAATTCAATATGTTCAGAGATTACCCACATGCATTGACATCAGAACAGAAAGAAATCTTTGATGAAGAAAATCCATATTGGAAGGAATTCTTCAAGGATAGAACACAATAATTAAAAGCACCTTGGAAACAGGGTGTTTTTATTATGTCCTAAGTAAGACATTAAACTGCTTTATTTTTATGTCATTTTCATGGGTGACCATGTAAAACATCAGTGACTGACAGTCACATCCAAGACATAACTTGTAAAAATTGTAAATGTGAAAGGAAGGAATATAACAATGACATTACAGGAATTATTGAAAGCACAGAACTTGACTGATGAACAGGTCAAAGGAATTCTTGATGCTATGAAACAGAACAAAATCTTCACTGCATCAGAAGAAAATCTTGATGTAAGGTATGGAAAATTAAAGACTGACCATGATGCAATGGTTGCAAAGGATGCAGAATCACAGAAGCTGATTGCAGAACTTCAGAAAGCAACAAAAGGTCAGGAAGATGTGCAGACAAAAATCACAGAATATGAAGCAACAATTCAGAAACAGCAGGAAGAACTTGCTGAAGCAAAGACAGAATCTGCACTGAAGATTGGTCTTCTTTCAGCAGGTGCAAAGGCAACCGACATTGATTATCTGATTTATAAAATGAATCATGACAGTGATTGGAAACCTGAACTTGGTGAAGATGGTCAGGTCAAAGGTCTTGATGACAAGGTGAAAGGACTGAAAACACAGTTCCCAAGTCAGTTTGAATCTTCTTCCACAAAGAAGATTGAAGAAAAGAAACTTGAAAAGCCTGAACAGAAAGACACAGTCACAAAGGAAGACTTCAATAAAATGGGATATCAGGCAAGAAATAAGCTGTTCAATGAAAATCCTGAATTATACAAAGAATTATCAAGCAATTAAGAAAGGTTAAAAGGTGAAAAATTATGGCAAGTACAACAACTAAATTATCCAATATTATCAATCCTGAAGTCATGTCTGACATGATTGAAGCAAAGATTGAAGCACAGTGCAAGATTACACCATATGCACATGTAAACACAGACTTACAGGGAACAGCAGGTGACACAATCACAGTTCCATCTTGGAATTACATTGGTGATGCTGAAGACTTTGATGTTGAAAAAGCATCTGACACAAATGCTGAAGTTGAAACAACAAATCTGACAGCAGGAAGCACAACATTCACAATCAAATGTGCAATGAAGGCTGTTTCCATCTTACAGACTGCAATCAACAGCGGTCTTGGAAATCCGATTGGACAGGCTACACTTCAGCTTGCAAAATCCATTGTCAACAAAGTGGACAATGACCTTATTGATGCTATTTATGCAAAGATGACTGCATCCAAGGATAAATGCATTACTGCTGATGAAAAAGCAAACTATGTCAACTATGATGGAATTGTTGATGCGGTAACTAAGTTTGAAGATGAAGAAGATGGAATTGAAAAGGTTATGTTCATCCATCCGAAACAGGAAAAAGCACTGCTTACTGATGCAGATTTCATTTCTGCTGATAAGTTTGAAGCAGGTGTTGCAGTCAATGGTTCTATTGGTAAGATTGCAGGTTGTTGGATTAAGAAATCCAAGAAGGTAAAACAGGAAGAAACAACCAACTGTTGGTTAAATCCTATCATCAAACTTGAACCTGATTCTGCTGAAACAGAGTATACAGAAGATGAACTTCCTGCATTAACTATCTTTTTAAAGAAAGATACACAGGTTGACCATGAATGGTTTCCTAAGAAGCAGAAACATGACATCACTGCTTCTAAGTATTATGGTGTTGCAGTAACAAATGCATCTAAACTTGTTGTTGCAAAATTCAAGGGTGATGCACCTACTGCCTAAGTAAAGAAAGGCGGTGAATCTGATGATTATATCAGTTGATGATATTGTGTCCATGCCTGATTTCATAGGGCATGACACAAAGATTCTTCAAAAGAAGCTGAATGCATTGGAACTTCTTATCAGGAAGTACACCAATAACAATTTTCAGAACAGAAGTATCAGATTCATAGGAAACAGTCTTGGTGACAGAATCTTTGGTGGTCATCCATTCATCAGAGTGGGTGACACCATTCAGATTTCAGAATCAGAAGTGAATGATGGACTGTATGTGGTCACTGAAGTTGGTAAGGACTTCATAAGACTTGACAAAGAAGTGTTCACTGTTGATTCCAACATGGTCACAAAAGTTGTCTATCCTGAAGATATTCAGGTTGGAATCATCAATCTTCTGAAATATGAAGTTGATATGCGTGATAAGGTTGGAATTAAATCTGAATCACTGTCAAGACATTCTGTGACCTATGTTGATTATGATGCAAATAACCAAGTGATGGGATATCCTGTTTCCCTGCTTGGTTTTTTAAAACCTTACATGAAAGCAAGATTCTGATGATATCAGTTGGTGGAAATACAACTGCATTGATTCAGGTGAAAGATGAAGGAAAAAAGAACATTATTGGTGAAAAGGAACATGTGTGGATGGATGTCACATCACTGAAAGGTTGGTTGGACTTATCCAATGGTCAGAATGACATTAGTGAATACAGTGCAAAGGTGCAATCTTCCACACATACTTTCATCTGTGATTTCAAATCCTTCAGGAATCTTTCAAAGAAATGGGTTTGGAATCCATTCAATCTGAAAACAGGTGTGATTCAATCAGAACAGGATGACACAAAGATTGATGCAACATCTGAAAATGCAAGAATGATTATTGATGGGGTTGAATACCACATCTTAATGATTGATGACCCTATGGGAATGCATCAGCACTTGGAAATCATGCTTCAATATGTTGGGGGTGGTTTAGGTGTCTAAGAATGTAGAATTCCATAGTTATTCAGTGAATGTGAAAACAGCACTGAAAGATAAAGCAATTGCTTTTCTTCATGAAATTGGTGGTGAAATCAGGTCACAGGCACAGAGAAACAGCAGAAGAAAGACATCACAGACAGCAGGTTCTTATCAATACAAGGTTGATGAAGATGCACTTGCAGTTCATATTGGTTCAGATTATTGGAATGCAATCTATGAAGAATTTGGAACAGGTGAACATTCAATCAAAGGTGGTGGAAGAAAAGGTTATTGGGTCTTTGTTGACACAGGTGGAAAACCACAAGCACCAAAAGGTGGGAAGACATACACCAAGGAAGAAGCAAAAAAAGTTGTTGCTATTATGAGAAAGAAAGGACTGAATGCTTATTATACCAATGGTAAAACAGCAAACAGACCTTTGTATAAAGCATTCACAGCAATAGAAGGAAAGATTCAGTCTGTTGCTGAAAGATATTTTGGGGGTGTTTGATAATGACAGTTGAAGGTCTTAATTATGTGAATAACCTGATGGAATCATTGAACATTCCCTATGAATTCATGGAATGGACTTCTGATATTCCTGAAACATATTGGATTGGTGAATATCAGGAAATAGAACCATTGAATGAAGATGGAATGGAAGAATGTAATTTCATTCTGACAGGTAATACAAAAGGAAGTTTTCTGAATCTTGAAAATGTCAAGGAACTGTTGAAGGACACACTTGGATGTGATGGAAGGACAGACATCATGAAAAGTGGTTCAGGAATTGCAATCATGTATGTGACAGCATATCCTATTCCTTCAGTTGAATTTGGTATTCATAGATTAGAAATAACATTAAGAATAAAAGAATGGAAGGTGTAAAACATGGCAAAGTTTGGAAAAACAGGTGTGACATCTGACACACCTAAAAAGATTTTGTTTGGTGCAGGTACGATTCATAAGAATGTGACTTATGATGAAAGTTCTCACAAATGGAATTTTGAAAATTCAATTATGGGTGCAACACAAGGTGGTTCTAAGATTACAATCACACCTGAATTTGCAGACATTGAAGCAGATGGTGCAATGGTTGCAGTAAAGGGTCTTAAAGTCAAGACAGGTGAAACTGCTGAAATGGAAATCAATTTCCTTGAAATCACAAAGGATATCATCAAATCAGCAATCATTGGTGTTGAAGGTACTTCCAAAGATACCAATTATGACCTGATTGAATCAAAGGCAGATGTTGAAGATGGTGATTATCTTCAGAATATTGCTTTTGTTGGTAAGACATTAGGTGGTAAAAATATC